GCAGTGCTTGGTAAGGAGTGTTATTTAGCACGTGTTGTCAAATATTGTAAAGATTGGGAATTATGTGGAGCAGTGATTCTACCTCTGAAAGACCCAGAGTATAAGAAAATTACACCAGACAATAGACCGACTCAAAATCTGACTTTTCCTTTGAGCGCTTTAAAATACGTACCTAAAGATCATGACATCGGATCAAGATCATTGACTAAATATTGCTTGCAGTATTTACCAAAACAGGGCTTTATCATACCGGGTATGATTTCATATATTAAGAATTATGAAGGCAAACTATCAGGAATTAATGTAAAATGTGAAATTTTTGCAATGCAGACCCTACCTATGATGAATGCTCAAACTATCCCTGGGGATTGTGGTGGAGCTGTTGTTATGTTACATCCAAGTGCAACAAGAAAATTGATTGGAATGCATATCGGTTCGGCATCTAATGTTGTAACAATGAAAGATGGATGTTTGGATAGCAGATCAACTGGTTTGATTGCCATTTTGAGTTTGGAGCGTTTGCATGTTTTGACAGAAAAATCATATGCATCTGAAGGAAATTACCAATCTGGGACTGGATTTCCAAAAGTTACGTGGGCAAAACCTAATAAATATGATAATTTTCATACGTTGATATCTGATTCTGATATTGGTGTCCATTTACCAATTGATAATGATGATTCAATAAAATATTATGGAGATTTGGAGAAAAATCAACCACCATGTGATGTGAAAGGAAAAACTGATCACTATAAAACACCATTTTATGGTTGCTTTGAAGAGACAAAGAAACCATCTGCTTTAATTGAAGCACATGTCCCTGATACATCGAAATTGCTCAGCGATAGTCGTGGTAACCCATCTATTTTGGTAACTCAATTATCGGGTTATGCAGGAAAAACTTATGAAATACCCGCTGAGATTATGTCTACTATGATTGAACAACTGAAAGAGTATATGATTGAAGTTATGCAAGGTCATGCTATAGGAACATCGTCGAATAGCAAAACTGCGATGTGGGAAGCTTTGAATGGGCAATATTTCAATGATGACTTTGATAAGTTGAATGAAAAGAGTTCAGCAGGAATACCATGGACCAATCTTGGGGCAACAACCAAAAATGATTTCTCTTAGAGAAAACGAATCTTGAATATGTATCGAACCTCTGGAGAAGATAAATTTGTAGAAGGTTTTTATCTGAAAGATGATAAATCGACGACATACTTTAAACGAGTATTTAACAACAAGATTGAACAAGCAAAGAGCCTCAAACGTACTTTTAGTATATGGAAAGCATGTTTGAAAGATGAGCTTCGTAAAGTAGAGAAAGTACATTATGGGACTACAAGAGCTTTTATAGCGCCTCCAATGGAATCTTTCTTGATGGGCAGATTTCTTTTTGGTAGATGGAAAGCAGCTTTCAAATCTAATCAAGAGAAGCTATTTCACGGATTAGGAATTGATATGAAATCATTGGATGTGACGGATTTTATTTCAAAGTTCAAGCAGTATAAATATTTCATGGATGTCGATTATAAAAATTTTGATCAGAAGTTATTAGCACAGTTTATCAAGGCAGTTGCAGTTATCATTATCGAGACTATTCGTCATTATGAAAAGAATGATGATTATGCTAATGCACGTTATGTATATTTTGAAGAACTTATATACACTGTCATTTGTGCATCAAAAACTTTGTTTATGACCAATCGTGGAAATAAATCTGGTAATGTACTAACTACTGAATTGAATTGTTTAGTAAATTTCTTGTATGGCTGGTATGTATTTATCAAAACAACTGGTGATACTAGTTTACAATCATATTTGAGATATGTCAGAGATAAGAATTTTGGTGATGATAAAGCTATTGGATTGACACAAGAAGCTGTGGACATGGGATTTAATTTCCATGCATATAAGAAAGTCATGGCAGAAATTGGACAAACAGTAACACCAGGAAATAAATCTGATGTTGAATTACCATATTTTGAGGATATTTGTGAATTGCAGTTTCTTAAACGAAACTTTTATCAGTTATATCCTACTATCTGGATTGCTCCTCTTGATAAAACATCTATCGAGAGTGTATTTAATTACTCGTGTCTAACCGAAGAAGAGATTGAAGAGTGGCAAGCAACAATTAGAGAACAACTTATGGAAGCGATGTTACATGGGAAGAAATACTATTCAACTTTTGTGAAAAAGTTGAGAGAATGGGTTTCAACCTATAAATTTAAACATCACCATCCTGAATTACGAGAAGCGATCATGCCTATTCTTCTTAATAGATATGTAGATATGCTTCGATCGTATTTGCTTCGAATAGGTGTCTTGTCACCTAGTGATTTACAAAAAGAAAAGATATATTGTGAATCAATTTTTGAAAACGGAAGAACCCGTTTACGTTATTATACAAAAACAAATAGTTTTGAAAACGAAAATATTACAGAATCACTTGACAAATCGTTAATGTCAGTCATGGATAATGTAAAGAGATATATTCAACAGAAAGGAGAAGCCCTTTATAACTTGGGGTTAAATTATGGAAATTATTCTCCTCAAGAGACCAATCCAGAAACCGACATCCAATTTGAGGGAGTCCAATCTGATATTGGCCCACCAGTTAAAGTTATGTGTGCAGATGGCCCAGTTTATGCTTATGGTCTTGGTCAGTCGCATGGGTTACTGCCCAAACAGATCCCCAAAATTATGGATGCAGCAATGAGTTTACCCGATAATATTAAACATTTTCAATTGTTGGATCCAATCTACTTGAATGGAG